GTTAGGGACCGGGGCCGAGGTCAAGAAGCAGATCGGCAACGCCGTCCCGGTCGGTGTCGCCCGCTGGCTCGGTGAACGCGTCACCGCTGCCCTCGCCGAATCGGAAGGAGCAGCGGCATGAGCCTGTTCGAGATCTTCAATCAGGCACCGTGGATGGAGCACGGCGTGTGCGCGCAGACCGATCCCGAGGCGTTCTTCCCCGAGCCGGGGGAGACGGGGATCGGCGCGAAGCGCGTCTGCCTCGGCTGCCCCGTCCGCACCGAGTGCCTCGACCACGCACTCGCGAACGATGAGCGGTTCGGCATCTGGGGTGGACTCACCGCGCTGCAGCGGCGCCGGATCCAGCGGTCCACGGTCGGTGGTGCGGCATGAGCGATATCGCCCCACCAACCACGCGGTGCCCCGTCTGCGTCCGGCCGATCCGCAACAGCATCACGTCGCGCGGCCGTATCGCTGGCAGGCACCGCACACCGACCGGTCAGGGATGCCCGATGTCCGGGCGGCTGCTGCCCGATGACATCGACGAATGGTTCGGGGGTGCTGCCTGATGGCCCTCCCGTGGGTCCGTTTGGACACGCAATTCGCGTCGAATCCGAAGATCCTGGACCTGATTTCACGCAGAAAGCACCGTGCGATCGTCGTGTGGATGGCGTCGCTCGGCTACGCGGGCGCCCACGAAACGGACGGATTCGTTCCTGCAGCGGCACTTCCGTTCCTCCATGGAGGTCGTTCCGACGCCACCGATCTGGTCATGGCGAGGCTCTGGCACGCCGTCGAAGGTGGGTACGCGATCAACGACTGGGACGAATACCAGTGGACCAGCGACGCACACCAAGACCGCAGGCAGAAGGCCGAATCGGCCTCCAAGAAGGCCAACTGTGTCCGGTGGCATGGGAAGGAGTGCGGATGCTGGAAACGCGCCGCCTGACCGCATCCGATTCGGACTCCGGATCGGACTCCGAATCGGAGATCCCATTGCGGACTCCCGCGACGGACTCCCACGCACGCACGCACGGACTTACGCAGATGGTTCTTACGTTGAGAGGGAATCTTTCGTTGCGTAACGCGCGCAGGGGGGGGCAGCAAGATTCGCCGTCAATGGTGGGTGGACCGGCGCGCTTCGCGCAGCCGTGAGGGCCGCCCGATGAACCCGTACGACTACGCCGGCCGCCACGACTGCCCGCACTGCGGTGCGGCCGTGGGGGCCAGGTGTACCACCGAGGACGGCTTCGAGCGCGCGATCCCGTGCGTCGATCGAGTGAAACTCGTCGACCGCTGGCCGTCACTCCCGGACCCTCCCGCCTCGCTTCCTCGCCGTCTCCGGCACATCGAACGCTTCGGCACGCCAGACCCCGCCGAACCCAGACACCAGGAGCCCCAGTGAAAACCACCTTCCACGACGGCAAGAGGTGGGTCGTCACCGCGATCCGCAAGCACCCGTTCGAGTACGCCGAGCTCGCGAGGCCGGGGGAGCGGTGCACGGTCGCGGTCCACCGCATCCGCATCCACGACGACCAGAACCCCGCCACCCACCCCGTCACACCAGACACCACCGTTTCGTCCGCCCACGGGCCACACAGCCCCGCGAACGACACGCCAGCCACGGAAGGACTCACCGCATGACCATCACGCCCGAGGCGCTCGCCCGGCTCATCGCCGACGCGTTCTACGACCAGGACTCCTCCGTCGATGACGCGAATCTCACCGAGACGACCATCTCCGACACCTTCGACCTGGTGGCCGTCGCGTCCGCGCTGCTCGCCCGCCACGCCGTCCTCGAACTCCCCGAACCCGACTCACGGTTCGACGGCGATGAGGATACGAACGCCTACGTCGACTTCCACGCGGTCCTGGACACCATCACCGTCTACGACGACGGCGACATCGAAGCGGTCCTCTCCCATCGCTACGGCGACACCCCCGCTGACCTCCGCATCCTCGCTGCTGCCCTGTGCGCGGCAGCCAACCGCGCCGAGAAGGTGAAGGCATGAGCCACGATGAGTTCGTCGGCATCCTCAGCTCGATGGGCGACCCCAACCGCCCCGTGATGTCCAAGCCGCCCCGAGTGGCCGCGTCCCGCGACTTCATCCGCGAAGTCCGCGACGAACTCGCCCTCACCGACGAACATGCCGAACGCGCCGCCGACTGGATCGCGAACAAGCTCGAACGGTACGCCGCCTACTTCGCCCGCCCCGTCATGAGCCTGGACGGCCTCGGCCCGCAATGCTCCCTCTGTGAGGCCCCGTGGCCACTGTGCGGACACCATCACCTCTCCGGATGGGACGACACCGACGAGGACGGAGACGACGCATGAGCCCCCGAGAAGAGTTGGCGAAAGCGATCCACAGGGGGATGTGCGTGCAGAGCTGGCAGGACTGCGTCGATGAGGAGCGGACATGCTTCCGCGGCGCCGACGCCGCCCTCGCAGCGGGCTGGCGTCCCCCGGCCCGCGTCATCACCACACGCGAGCAGCTCGACGCGCTGCCCGTCTACAGTGAGATCGTTCCGTTCGGATATCGACCGTCGCAGATGCTCCTCGTGAAGCGGCGCGACGGAGCATTCCTTGCACTGACTCCGAGCCGGCCAAAGAACGGCGGGGTGTGCCTGCCCGTGCACGTCGGACTCCCCGCGACCGTCCTCCACGACCCGAGCGAGACGTCGTGACCGCGCCGAAGCGCATCCAGCGCAAACGAACCCGCGGCTGGCGCATGCCCGAGAACACCGTCTACGTCGGACGGCCGACGAAGTGGCGGAACCCCTTCGCCGTCGACGACGGCTTCGTGTATCGGATCGGCGCCCTCACCACGATGGCGAGAGGCCGTGCCGAGGCGGTCCTGCTCTACAAGCGGGGGTTGGCCGCCGACCATTACCAGCTCCGCTACGAGGGCGGCGATTGGCGGACGAACGTCATTCCCACGTCGGTCGACGACATTCGCCGCGAGCTGGCGGGCCGTGATCTCGCCTGCTGGTGTCCGCTCGACGCCCCGTGCCACGCCGACGTCCTACTCGAACTCGCAGCGATGGAGGATATCTGATGCCCCCAGCACTCGAACTGACTGGCCGCACTTTCGGCCGTCTGGTGGCAGTTGAACGCTCACACAAGGACGCCACCGGAGCATGGATGTGGCTGTGCCGCTGCGGCTGCGCCCGGTACGTCCACGTTCGTGGAGCCACCCTGACGGCTGGACGAGCATCGGCGTGCAGCAGTTGCGCCGCCTCTATGCGGGCCAGGACTCACGGAGAAACGGGTAGCCCGCTCTACCAGCGTTGGCGGGCGATGCTCGACCGCTGCGAGAACAGCCACCATCGAGCCTGGCGGGACTATGGCGGACGCGGAATCGCGGTGTGCCCACGGTGGCGCTCGTACGAGTTGTTCGCCGCCGACATGGGGTCGACATTCCGGCCCGATCTTGAGCTGGACCGAATCGACACCGACGGCGACTACGAACCACGAAACTGTCGCTGGATCAGTCATGCAGCCCAGCAGTCGAATAAGCGAAACAACCACGTCATCGAGTGGCGCGGACATGTCAAGACCGTAACCCAATGGGGTTCAACCCTCGGCATCCCCAGCAACACCCTCGTCCACAGGCTGCGACGTGGATGGTCTGTCGACCGAGCGTTGACGACAGGGGCCAGTAGGGATGTCCTCCTCGAACTCGCGAACGAGGCGGCGTCGTGAGGTGGCTGCGGCGTCGGCGTCCGGCCCCGCTCGGCCCGGACTGCCCGCACTCGCGGCTCCACCACATCCCCGCCGATGGACGTCGGCGACCGCCGCTGCTCTGCCTCGACTGCGGGAGACGGATCACCGGCCCCGTATCGCTCGCCGCGTCCCGCAGACACGAATGGCAGCCTGGCACAGGGTCGGTGGAGGGATGACCGCCCCGTCCCTGTTCGATCCGCCGCCCGAACCCCAGCCGTGCTGGGTGTGCCTGCGCATCCTCGTCCCGCCGCCCGTGTGCGGCACCCACTGCCACCAGGAGAAACCAGCCGTGACCGAGACCACCCACCCCTCGATCTACGATCCCAAGCCCGGCGTGCCCTACGGCACCTGCATGGTCTGCGACGCCCTCTTCGCGGACCGAGCCGCGGTCAACGCGCACCATGACGCGACCAGGCCGGTAGCCAATCCCAGCGAGGGCTTCGTCAACCTCGGGCGCAGCCACACCGTCCGCATCACCAACCCCACCCGCCCAGAACGCATCAGGAGCATGGTCGAAGAAGTCCTCGAAGAAGCATTGCGCCAGTACGGGGACATCGACGTTGGCTGCCAGACCATCGAATCCAACGCCGACGTGGCCGAGTACGTCATCGACGACCTCGAACGCAGCCTCGACCGCCGCGAACTCACCCGCGACGAAGCTATGACCGCACTCGCCGCGCTCCACGCGGACGACGTCATCGAGGCATGGGAGGGCGACGAATGACCACCACACCCCGTGTTGCCCTCAATGAGGACGCCAGTTGCCGACACGGCCACACCCGCCGTGCCCGCGCCCGCCGATCCAGCAGGAGAGTCCAGTGACCCGCACCCGAGCATCCGCCCGCGCCGCCGGCACACGCTTCGAGCGCCAGATCGCCGACGCCCTCCTCGCCGACGCGTTCTACGACGCGGAGTCCTCCGTCGATGACGCGGACCTCACCGAGACGTGCCTCGATGGCTGGTTCGACCTGACCCGCGTCGCCGAGACGCTGCTCGCCCGGTTCGCCGTCCTCGAACTCCCCGAACCCAGCAGCCGTGTCGAGTCGACACTCGTGAACTACTGCGGCTACACCAACTTCGATGCAGCCCTGGACACCATCACCGTCCACGACGACGGCGACCTCTACGCGGACCTCTCCGCACGCCCCGACGCCGACCCCGCCGACCTCCGCCGCGCACTCGAAGGAGACCCACAGTGAAGACCCAGGAGCAGCTCGAGGCCCGGCTGCGGGTGGCGCAGGACGCTCTCGCAGCAGCAACCACCGACGAGGACCGCGCGACCTGGCGTGACGTGATCGAAACCTGGGAATCGGTCATCGAGCTCCGGCGCAAGACTGGTCTCTGGGAGGAGGGGCGATGACGGACATCGTGGATCAGATCGACGCGCTCATCGACGAGCAGCTCGACGCCGGCGAACCACGCACCGGCTTCGACTTCGGCGACCCACAGTTCCCGAAATGCCCCCACTGCACGCGGGATTGGCACGGTCTCGCGATCACCCGGCGCATGGAGGAGATGCGGTGGCGCGGCGAGGTGGACCCCGACTATCGGTACACGGAGGACGAGTCCGAGATCCTCTGCCCCGGATCGGACTTCATCGGACCGTGGGCGACAGCCGAGCAGCTCGAACGGATCCGTCGTGGCATCGCCAGCGGATTCCTCGGCTCACTAGACGGATTGCCGTGGAGGTCGTACGCCCTCGACGTGTATCTACAGGCCCGCGATGAAGAACGCCTTCGCCGGATGGGGTCATTCTTCTATTCGGAAGCGTTCGCCGACGGCGGCATCATCGAGGGGGCGGCCGAGCTGCACACCGCCCGAGTCGGCGAAGCCCTGCCCGTGAATCCCGATCGCCGCGGCACCTTCGTCTCGATGGGACGCCTGGTGCCTGGCGACCGGATCGCCATCGAGATCGCTGGTCGCCGACGCGAGGCGGTCGTTGTCGACGTCGTCGAGCGGGGCGGAGAGGTCGAATTCGTCACCCAGGACCCGAACTACAGCTTCCATGCGGCGCGCCTCGCACGTCTCCGAGACGCCGCACGTCTCCGGGACTCCGCGCGGAGAGCCACGTCGACCCTGTCCCGGTTCGCAGCCTCCCTCGGCGACGACGCCACGCCGGACGCGCCGGAGCTGCCGGAGTTCCCGCGGCCGAGCACGCCGCCGCCGATGTGGGCGAACGACCCGACGCGAACTCGCCGCGGCCGCACGCGGCGATCGAGCGGGAGGGGACGGTGAACGGGAATCTGGTCGAAGTGATGGTCGGGATATCCCTCGGTATCGCAGCGAACGCGGCGCTTATCGCGACGATCGTGAAGGAGGGGCCGAGGCAGCGCTGGCGCACCCAGCACGTGTCGACGGGATCCTCGGCACACCCCGCTCGACATCTCGCATCCGACCGCTTCGAGGCGTGGACGCACTGCCCGTCGTGCGGCGCCTACGCCGCGCACCTCATGCGCGAGCCGCGCCGAGCAACCGCAGCCGACATCGAAGCATGGAGACGACGCCGCCACGAGTTCTACGAATCGGCCACCGGCGCCGACTGGGAGCAGGTCGAGATCCGATCGTTCGGCGGCGGACTCATCCGAACCACCAGTGGGCCACCGGTATTCCGAGAGCCGCGACCCATCGACGAGGGCGACTACGAAACCATCCGCATCTGCGAATGCGGCGAGGAATGGGGACAACGATGACCCGCACCCGAGCATCCGCCCGCGCCGCCGGCACACGTTTCGAGCGGCAGATCGCCGACGCCCTCGCCCAGGCGCTCGACGACGACCGCATCGACCGGCGCGTCAAGACCGGCGCGAAGGACCGCGGCGACGTTGCAGGAGTCAGAGCTCACGGGCAGCGCGTCGTCATCGAGACGAAGAACTGCGCACGCCTCGACCTGCCCGCCTGGACCCGCGAAGCCCACCTCGAAGCGGGCAACGACGACGCCCTCGTCGGCATCGTCATCCACAAGCGCCACGGCAACGGCGACCCACTCGACCAGTGGGTCACCATGACCGTCGCCGACCTCGTCGCACTGCTGACCGGGCAGCCATTGGAGGACCGACCATGAACGACGAGTGCCTGTACCTCACGATCGCGGACCGCAACCAGCTCGTCGCGACCCTGCGGGAGATCCCCGACCTGGCAGCCGACCTCGCCGCCGCGATAGCCCTGCCCGGCTACCCGCGCCGGTACTCGCTCGAGCCGCGCGTGCGGGGGAGTGGCGAGACCCCAGTGCCGTTCCCCGCCGAAGCGCAGGACGCCGCCGACGTCCTCACGAACGAGCTATGGGGCTGGATCAGGCTCGTCCTCGAGCAGCGCCGCATGGACTACGACGGCGCCACATCCCTCGAAGGACTCGCGCGCTGGCTGCAGCGCAACATCATCGCCCTGTCGATGACCGAGGGCTCGGGCGACGCACCCCGCATGATCGAGGCCGCCGTCAAGCTCGCACGGCGCGCATGCCGAACGCCGCGCGCTCGGACGTACGGCGGCACCGTGCGCGAGGCGGAGTCGTTCGAGCTGAACGCCAAGGCCATCGAGCGCATGCGGTGCGAGCTCGGCGACGAGTACGCCGGCCTGACGACTCGGCGCATCCGCACGCTGCGGGACCGCGGCCTGCTCACTCCCGTCCGGACCGTGCCCACCACAGACGGACCGCTCGACGTCTTCCGCCTCGGTGACGTGCTCAGCGCGCACCGCTCACACCCGACACGCAGGCGCACCGCATGACACTGCACGCTTAAGCCACCGCCAACTGCTATGCTTCGCATGAACACCGATGGCCTCCAGGGAATCCGATCCCTCGGAGGCCATCGGCGTCTGAGCACCCAGGGGCGCGACTGGGGCACGTGCTGCACGCCACGCCAAACAGGGCTGTGCGCCGGGAACCAACGCGCGACACCACCCCACATCTGAGGAGGTCCCGGCATGCCCAGCCTCGAAGACCTCATCGTGCAGGCGCTCGCCGATCTCAGGGCAGCGCGTGAAGCGGGCAACGAAACGCGCGTCGCCACCGCCGAAGCGATCCTCGACAGCAGGCTCGCGCGAGTCGGCCGCTGACATGTCGGCTGCACGCAACACGACAACACGCGATCGTCATCGGGCGTACTTGGCCCGAGGTCGACCACCATGCGGCATCTGCGGGCAGGACATCGACTACGGCCTGCCGCACCTCGACCCGGACGCCTACGTCGTCGACCACATCGTCCCGCTGAGCAAAGGCGGCCCCGACGAGGTGTCCAACAAGCAGGCCGCTCACCGGTCCTGCAACCGCGCCAAGTCAGACAAGCTCGATGACGATCGCGCGACCGTCCGACGGTTCGTCACCGACCGCGACTGGTGGAGCTGAAGGCCGACGCCGAGGACTCCCATCCGGCGACTCGATGGACACCCAGGGGGAGGTACCCCTCGCGGCCCGCGAGCCGCCCCTCACGGCATAGGCGAATGCCCCCTCACTTCATTTCCACAGGAGGTGCCACATGGCTGCACGTCAGCTGCGAGCAGTTCCCGCGGATGCGAAGCCGCCCGCGAAGCGCGCACCGCGCAGGAAGACCGTCTCGCAGGCGGCCGCCGGCGGCGACCGACGCGAATTGCTGATCGCGCTGCGCACGCGCGTCGCGAAGGCTGTCGAGAACGCGGAGACGCCAGCGCGCGACCTCGCGTCACTGACACGGCGACTGCAGGACATCGCGAAGGAGATCGACGCGATCGACCTCGCGAAATCGGAAGAGCATTCGGCGGTGGCGAATACCGATGACGAGATCTGGGATCCAGAGGCTGTCTGACGTCGCCCGCCATGTGATCCAGCCCGAGGGGATCGTGTCGACGGAATGGCCGTCGGTGCGCGACACGTGCTCGCGCCTCGGGTGGGGATTCGATGCATGGCAGGACGGCGCAGGCAGGCTGATCTTGGCGAAGCGCGGCGACGGACTGTATGCCGCCGATCAGATCCTCGTCTCGATTCCGCGGCAGGTCGGCAAGACGTACCTGTTCGCGGCGATCGTGTTCGCCCTCTGCCTGCTTCACCCGAACCTGACGGTCATCTGGACCGCACACCGAGTGAAGACGGCGAAGGAGACGTTCAACTCGATGTCGGGAATGGCGACGCAACCGAAGGTCGCCGCGCATATCGGGCAGATCATTCGCGCACGCGGCGACGAGGCGATCCTCTTCGGCAACGGCTCGCGGATCCTGTTCGGCGCCCGCGAGTCCGGCTTCGGCCGCGGCTTCACGGACGTCGACGTCCTCGTGTTCGATGAGGCCCAGATCCTCGGCGAGTCGGCGATGGAGGACATGGTCGCGGCGCAGAACGTCGCCGCGAACCCGCTGACGATCCTCACTGGCACGCCGCCGCGGCCTCGTGACCCCGGCGAGGTATTCACGAACGCGCGGCAGGAAGCGCTCGATGGCGACTCGGACGAGGTGCTGTACATCGAACTGTCGGCCGACCGTGGAGCCGATCCGCTCGACCGTGATCAGTGGCGCAAAGCGAACCCGTCGTTTCCGCACCGCACGTCGGAGCGCGCGATGCTGCGAATGAAGAAGAACCTGTCGGAGTCCTCGTTCGTACGTGAGGCGCTGGGCGTGTGGGATGAGGTGTCGGTGCACCGCGCGGTGATCCGCGCGACGGACTGGGCGGCGCTCTCGGACATCGGCCCAGAGTCTGATGTGCGGCCAGATGCACTGTCGATCGACATGTCGCACGCGCGCGAGATCTCGGTGTGTGCGTGCTGGGTCGAGGGCGAGCGCGCTCACGTCGAAGAGGTCTGGGCCGGAATCGATGTCGCGGCCGCGGTCGACTGGGTCGCGTCCCGCGTGCGACGCCGGACGCCGGTCGCGATCGACGCGGCCTCGCCCGCGTCGTCGATGGTCCCGGCGCTGCGGTCACGGCGTGTGACCGTGAACCAGACGACGGCGGGAGATATGGCGAAGGCGTGTGGCCTGGTCGTCGATCGCTCAGCCGCGCAGACCGTGACGCACGGCGGGCAACAGTCGGTGAACGACGCGCTCGAGGGTGCCCGTAAGCGGCCGATCCGCGACGCGGGCGGCTGGGGCTGGGACCGCCGGGACGAGTCGGTCAGCATCGCGCCGATCGTGTCGTGGTCGCTGGCGCTGTTCATGGGAACGGTGTCGACGAAGCAGGCGCGACCAGTCCGAGCCGCGGCGCCACGAGCGCAGAACTCACGAAGAAGCAGTCGAGGCAGAAGGGCGGTGCTGTTGCAGTGATGGAACGCGTGACCCTGCCGAATCTCACCGACGACGAGAACGATCTCCTGAACCACCTGTTCGACCAACTCGCCGCGAAGCGGTCCCGAAACCTGCTCCGCGCCGCCTACTACGACGGCAAGCGCGCGATCCAGCAAGTGGGCAGCGTCATCCCGCCGCAGTACTACCGCCTCGGACTGGTGCTCGGTTGGTCGGCGAAGTCCGTAGACATCCTCGGCCGCCGCTGCAACCTCGACGGCCTCGTGTGGCCTGACGGCGACCTCGAATCACTGGGCGCGTCGCAGGTGTGGGACGACAACTACTTCGGCGCCGAGTCGTCGTCGGCGATCATCTCGTCACTGCTGCACGGCGTCTCGTTCCTCGTGAACACCGAGGGTGGCGAGGATGAGCCGCCGTCGCTGATTCATGCGAAGGACGCACTCAGCGCGACCGGCGACTGGAACCCGCGGACCCGCCGCATGGACAACCTGCTGTCAGTGAACAGCCGCGACGATTCCGGCATTACCAGCCTCACGCTGTACCTCGACGGCGAGACGATCACCGCCGAGCGTGACGGCGGTAGCCGCTGGAAGGTGGACCGTAGCGAGCATCCGTGGGGAGTGCCAGCTGAGCCGCTGGTGTACAAGCCGAGGGTGGGGCGCCCGTTCGGTTCGTCTCGGATCTCACGCACGGTGATGGGGCTGCATGACCAGGCGCTTCGCACAACGATCCGCATGGAAGGGCACGCGGATGTGTTCTCGTTCCCGGAGATGTGGATGCTGGGCGCGGACGAGTCGATCTTCGTCAGCGAGGACGGATCACCGAAGCCGTCGTGGCAGGTGATGCTCGGCCGCATCAAGGGCATCCCCGACGACGAAGACGCCGAGAACCCGCGCGCGGACGTGAAGCAGTTCGCCGCCGCCTCGCCTCAGCCGCACATCGACATGCTCAAGCAGCACGCGCAGCTGTTCTCGGGCGAGACGTCGATCCCGCTGACTTCGCTCGGTGTCTCGGATATGTCCAACCCGACGAGCGCTGACTCGTACGTTGCCTCACGCGAGGATTTGATCGCCGAGGCTGAGGGGGCGACCGACGACTGGTCGCCGTCATTCCGTCGCGCGTTGATCCGCGCACTCGCGATCGCGAACGGCGAGCGGGGCATCCCCGACGAGTGGCGCTCCATCGATACGAAGTGGCGCAGCCCCGTCTACCTGTCCCGCGCGGCGCAGGCCGACGCGGGGGCGAAGCAGCTCGCGACTGTGCCGTGGCTCGCCGAGACGGCGGTCGGGCTCGAGCTGCTGGGTCTCGACGAGCAGCAGGTGAAGCGGGCGATGGCCGAGAAGCGTCGAGCCGGAGTGCAATCCCTGCTGGACCGGATCCCCGGACGCGCGACTGAGGCGCCCTCGACCGAGGCGCAGTAGTGGCGACGCTCGCGCAGCAGCGGGAGATTCTGGCCGAGCTACAGCGCCTCGGCGCAGTCGATCTGGCGGTGCTGTGGCGACAAGCCGAGGCCTTCGACGACTTCCGCGGCTTCATGATGGACGCCTTCCCGGAGCTGGCCGCTCAGTACGGGATCGGCGCCGCCGAACTCGCGGCCGTCTGGTACGAGGATGCCGCGCCAGGCCTCGACTACATCGCCCAGCCCGCCACACTCCCGCCGGGCGAGAAGTGGTCCCAGTCGACGCAGTGGGCACTGAACACCTCGAGCGGCGCCGCCGCGCTCGAGAAGCTCGCCGGAACCCTGCAGCGTGGGATCTGGGACATGGCGCGGCAGACGACGATCGATAACGCTGCGAGTGAGCCGGGCGCAACGTGGGCGCGCCACGCCTCGGCCAACGCGTGCGAGTTCTGCCGACTCATGGCCACCCGCGGCGCCGTGTACTCATCCGAGGCTGCCGCGACGCGCGTCGTCGGCCGAGGTAGGGAGATGACCGTCGCCGACCGTCGCGCCCGCGCTCGAGGACAGACGCGAGTGAACGGGCGGACCGCCCGAGGCGGAATCCGCGCTCGCGGAGGCCAGAGCCTTGGCGACAAGTACCACGACCACTGCCACTGCATCGCAGTTCCCGTGCGGCCCGGCGGCTCCTACCAGCCGCCCGCCTACGTCGAGCAGTGGCGGGACGAGTACCGCGCTGCGACACGCGCAACCCGCGGCGAAGGCGCGATCGACGTCAAGGCAGTTCTCGCCGAGATGCGCAAGAACACCCCCTGATCTTCCCGACCGCAACGGCCGGGATCGACCCGAAACGGGAGTACACCGCATGTCCGAACAGACCGCCGAGGTAGCCGCAACGGAGACCGAGGGAACCGAGCAGCAGACCGAGCAGAAGCAGGAGCTGAAGCCGACCGAAACGGTCGACTTCTGGAAGGGCAAGGCCCGCGAGCAGGAGAAGCGCGCCAAGGACAACGCCGCCGCAGCGAAGCGTCTCACTGAGATCGAGGAGTCGCAGAAGTCGGAAGCCGAGAAGGCCGCCGACCGCATCGCCAAGGCCGAAGCTGAAGTCGCCTCCGTCCCCGCGAAGGTCTCCGAGTCCCTGCGCGCCCACTTCGTCGAATACCACGGCATCGACGCCGAGGACGCCGAACTGTTCCTCACCGCCACCGAGCCGGAACTGCTCCTCAAGCAGGTCACCCGGCTACTCGGCCAGTCGGGCAAGCGCACCAAGCAACTCCATGTGCCCAAGGAGGGCACGAATCCGAAGGGCTCCGACGACGACCCGCGGCGGGAATTCCTGCGCGGCCTCGGACTCGGCGGCCACTGATCCGAAAGGAGGGCAGCCACGTGGCTGTCTACACTTCCGACCTCGCCGGCTTCCTGCCGGACCAGACCCTCAACGGGATGATCGAGAAGACCAAGACCGCGGGCACCATCCCCGCACTGTCGGCCGCGGATCCAATGAAGTTCGGCAACGTCGCCGTCGTCACGTTCGACGACGACCCGGCTGCCGAGTTCGTCGAAGAAGGTGGCGCGAAGTCCAGCGAGGACATCAAGCCGGCCCGCGCCGTCGCCGCGCCGCACAAGGCCGTCGTCACCTACCGGACCTCGGACGAGTTCATGTGGGCCAACGAGGACTACCAACTCGGCATCCTCGACAAGTTCTCAGAGAAGGCGTCGCGCGCCCTCGGTCGCGCCCTCGACCTCGGCGCCTACTTCCGGATCAACCCGAAGACCGGCGCCACGATCTCGTCCTGGACGAACTACCTCAACGCCACCACGCTGCGCACCGAGGTCGACTCGGCGGGGCCGGAACTCGAACTCGAGGAAACCGTCGGCCTGCTCGTGAACTCGGGCGTCGCTCCGACCGGCGTCGCACTGACCGGCGGCTACGCGTGGTCGTTCTCGACCGAGCGTTACGCCGACGGCCGCAAGAAGTTCCCCGAACTCGGCCTCGGCATCGACGTGACGTCGCTCGGCGGCCTCCGCGCCTCCGTGTCGAGCACAGTGCAGGGCAAGGCGCGCGACGGCGACACAACGGACAACAACGTCCGCGCCATCGTCGGCGACTTCAACGGCGGCATCCGCTGGGGCGTGCAGAAGCAGATCCCGTTCCAGGTCATCCCCTACGGCGACCCCGACAACACGGGCCGAGACCTCAAGGGCCACAACGAGGTCGCTCTCCGCATGGAGATCGTCTACGCCTGGTACGTCTTCATCGACCGGTTCGCGGTCATCGAGAACGCGGCGGCCTGACATGGCACGCCTGCGGAGCAAGCGCACGGGCGTGATCGTGAACGTGCCGGACGACAAGGTGGCCCTCCTGGCTCACCGCTACGAGGCGGTGGCCGTCGCCACCCGTCGTCGACCGCCGAAGCCCAAGCCGGCCGAGCCGCTGCCCGTCGACGACGACTGAGGAGGGACCGCCGTGCCTGCTGTGTCCATCACCGTCGACGACCTTCGCGTCTTCGCGCCAGGCATTGACGAAGCCAAAGCGCAGGCGATGATCGAGGACGCCCTCGGCACCGCGGCACTGCTCGCACCCTGCCTCTTCGAGGACGAGTTCGAGCATCCGGCAGCGGCGAAGGCGATCCTGCGCGCAGCGATCCTGCGATGGGACGAGGCTGGCACCGGCGCGGTGACGCAGATGTCGGCGGGCCCGTTTCAGAGGACCGTCGACACCTCGTCGCCGCGCCGCCGGCTGTTCTGGCCTTCAGAGATCGACGACCTCACGAAGATGTGCCGGACGAGCGGTAGTGGCGCGTTCACTGTGGACACGGTGCCGACCGGCCCCGCCATCGTCCACGCGGATATCTGCTCACTGCGGTTCGGGGCGGCGTACTGCTCGTGCGGCGCCGCCCTGACTCGAGGCGGTGCACTGTGGGAGCAGTGACGAGCTGGTTCGAGCGTGAGGTCGAGGCGACCCTGCACCGCCGGGTCGTAGGGGAGCAGCGCGACGACCGCGGCCGAGCGGTCACGTCGTTCGTCGACGAGCGCATCCGCGTGTGGGCGTACTACCTCGCCGAGATTGCGGTGGATCTCGGCGGGCACGTGGGCCGCGTCCGGTTCGACGGGACGATCTACCCGGCCACCTCGACCGGGGTCCGCGTGCGCGACGAGATCACCGTGCCGCAAGGCCGGTTCCGCGTCGAGCACATCACCGACTGGGACAACAACCCGTTGTGGCGGCCGGGCCTGGCCGACGCGAAGCTCCGGAAGGTGGACGGCTGATGACGCAGTGCGCGCAACAGCTCCTCGTGCGGCATGCCGGCGGCGAGCAGCTCTTCGACACGACGACGTTCACCGTCGACGACAAGTCGGCGGTGCTGCTCGTCTTCTCGGATCCGGGCCGCAAACTGTGCATCGCGGCGTTCAACCGCGAGTTCTGGATCGCGGCCGAGTTCGTCGAGCGCGAGGAGGTCGACGATGGCTAGAGCACGGATCGACTGGCGGCAAGACGCGCTCTACGACGTCCGCAGCTCCGGGCCGACTCGATCGTGGGTCGACGGGACGGCATCGCGCATGGCGGCCGCTGCGGGCCCCGGCTTCGAGTGGAGCTCGCAGCAGGGCCGCCGAAACCCGCAAGGCCGCTGGCGCGCGATCGTCTACCCGGCCTCGTCTTCGGCGCGTCGTCGCAGCGCGCGCGACAACGTCCTCGTCCGCGTCATGGGCAGCGTGCGGGCATGAGCGCGCCGCTGTTCGTGCCGAAGTCGGCGACGAAGGTCGCGATCGCTCTCGTCCGCGACGGCCTCCCGGGCGGGCATCACGACGTCCTCGTGACGGACGCCGTGCCCGACGAGAGGCCGTCGCGGCTCGTGCGGCTGTCCCGCATCGCGGGCGGCGGCTTCACCGCGCACGGCGCCACTGACACGGCACGGTTTCTCGTCGAGGTCTGGGGCGACGATGTCGACGCCACTGAGGATCTCGCGAACGTCGTCCGTGCGGTGCTTCGAGCGTCCCGCAGCCGGTGGGCCGGCGGTGCTTTCGTGCGGAAGTGGAACGAGGACACCGGTCCGTACCCCTTCCCCGACGAGTCCGGCCAGGAGCGCTGGCAGATGACCGGCGAACTGCTGATCAAGGTCGGCTGAACTACTGCACCACAAACCCTTTCGCGGCCCGACGCAATCATGCCTGAAAGGGGCATCCCCTCATGGTCAACGTCAACAACAGCTTCGTTGCCAACCCGCCCATCGACGGCGGAGTCCTGTTCTCCGCGGCGCTGGGCACCACGCTCCCCACCGACGCCGTCGCGGAACTCGACGAGGACTTCAAGGCCAACGACCACGGCGCCGTCGGCGAGAACGGCATCGCCGTCAACCGCACGCGCACCACGCAGAAGATCCGCCGCTTCGGCGGCAAGGTCTTCCGCACCGTGCAGACCGAATCCGACGAGTCGATCGTCATCACCCTCCTCGAGGACGACAACGAGGTGGTCCTCGAGACGATCAACGGAGCCGACAACGTCGTCGTCGAAGCTCCGGACGAGGACGGCCTCAAGAAGACGATCTACCACACGTCGACTCCTCTGCCGATCAAGTCGTGGGTCGTCGAGTGCGTCGACGGCCAGAAGTGGAAGCGCTACGTCATCGAGCAGGGCCAGGTCACCGAGGTCGCCGAGGTCGTCGACGTCCACACGAACGTCACGCAGTACCAGGTGACGATCGAAACCTACGAGGCCACGGCCGGCGCGAAGGGTCAGAACGTCGTCGAGTACCGCGTCGACAAGTCGAAGGCGATCGGCGCCGGAACCCCTTAGTCGCCGTGCCGGGCCCGGCCACCTATCCGAGCACGGCGCTCTACCCAGGAGGTAACTGATGGCGTACGAGCCCAAGGTCTGGGCCGACGGGGAGTCGGGTGACACCCCGATCACCGCCGACGAGCTGAATCGGATCGAGCAGGGAATCGCCTCGGCGAGCGCCCCGGTCGATTACGACGACCTCGTCAATCGGCCGAGCATCCCCGCGGTGCCCGCGAAGCTGTCCGCCGCGGATGCGCGCGCGGGCAGCTCGACGGCGCAGCGAACGATCGATGCGGCGACGCTCAAGGTCGCGATCGAGGAGCACGCCCCCGGCGCGCTCGCCGCACTCGAAGCGCGCGTCGCATCACTCGAAGCCGCCTCGGGCGGCTGAGAACTCACCCGGCAGGGGTATTCCACCCCACTGCGTCGGGCCCGCTCCTGCCGGGTGGGCCTCGCGGCCCGACGCATTCCCTCCAACCTCCGAAAGGCCCGACGCAATGGCTTTCAGGATCACCCCCGCCTTCGAGGCGGACACCATCGACATCGAAATCCCGCTTCCGGGCGGCAAGTCGATCACGCTCGAGCTGCCGCAGCTCGGCTTCGTCGACCCCAAGATCGCACGCGCGGTCGACGACTGGCAGACCGCACGCTTCCAGGAAGTGCAGAAGACGCGCGACGACCTGAACAAGAAGCGCCAGCCGATCATCGAGTCCGACCCCGCGGTCACGTACCCCTCGCCGCTCGACCTCATGGACCGCATGCTCGAGCATCTCGACGCCGACGCGGCCGTCGTCGTGGCGGGACTGTCCTTCCGTGAGCGCGAGCAGATCTGGAAGCACTGGAACGACGAATCGAAGGTGGACGCGGCAAAATCTTCGGCCTCCTCCGACTCCTCGACCGACGAGGAGTAGAGGGGGCGATCCGCTCCGATCTACTCGCCGCCGGTCGATCGCTCGACGAACTCGGCAGGACGCTCTCCTGGGCCGACCTCGCCGCGTTCGTCGAGCACCTCCCCGGCGACTCGGCGCTGCGCCGTCTCGACGACCCGTACTCGAAGTACCTCTCGCCGAGTGTCGAAGTCGAACTGCTCATGTCGCTGTCCGACAAGCTCGACGAGCAGATCGCCCTCCTGCGCCTCGAAATGCAGCGGCAGAACGTGCCGAGCGAGGCGCTCGCGAAGCTCACGCCGAAGTCGCTCATCGAGCGAATCAAGGCCCGTCGCGACGGGCCCAGCACCTCTCGGAGGACCAAGACGGCGGCCGAGGTTCGCGCAGACGTCGCCCGAGGGCGGTCAGGCGAGGCGCGGCCGCCGCGCGAGAAGCGCCCGCAATCCACCCAGGCCGCCGCGATCCGTGAGCGCGTGAAGCGGATCCGCGCCGTCGCCTGACCCACCACCGAGCACCCCGTCCGCCGGCGCGCGGACGGGGACCTCGGCGTACCCACAGGAGGTTCGCAGTGACCGAACTCGGCGTCGGATACCTCTCGATCGTCGCGGACACCTCGAAGCTCCCCGGCCAGGTGCAGAAGGCACTCGACGGCGGGCAGGCTCAGGCCGACAAGGCCGGCCAGGGTATGGGCTCGAAGCTCGCCACCGGTCTCGGGAAGACGCTCAAGGTCGGCGTCGTCGGTGCGGGGGCGGCCGCTGCGGGCGTCCTCGCGACGTCGATCACGAAGGGCCTCGGCCGACTCAACGCGATCGAGCAGGCAGAGGCGAAGCTCTCCGGCCTGGGCAACTCGACGCAGAATGTCGGCAAGATCATGGACAACGCCCTCACCTCGGTGAGGGGCACAGCCTTCGGTCTCGGTGACGCTGCCACCGTCGCAGCATCGGCTGTGGCCGCGGGCGTCAAGCCCGGGCGCGAGCTCGAGCGCACACTGAAGCTCACGGGCGACGCCGCGACGATCGCGGGCGTCGGCATGAACGAGATGGGCGCGATCTTCAACAAGGTCGCCGCCTCGAACAAGATCCAGGGCGACGTCATCGCCCAGCTCAACGACGCCGGGATCCCGATCGTCCAGCTGCTCGGGCAGGAGCTCGGCAAGACGGCCGAGGAGACGCTCAAGCTCGCATCCGAGGGCTCGATCAACTTCGAGACCTTCCAGCGCGCAATGGAAACCGGTCTCGGTGGCTCCGCCCTCGAAGCGGGCAACACCGCGAGCGGCGCGTTCGACAACCTCAACGCCGCGCTCGGCAGGTTCGGTGCGACCCTCGCTGGTCCGATCTTCGATCGCGCCCCCGCAGCGTTCGGGAAGCTGACCGACGCCGTCGACGACCTCGACGCGCGGATGAAGCCCGTCATGGAGCAGTTCGGCGCAGACCTCACATCCCGCTACATCCCCGCGCTGCAGGAGTTCGGCCGCGCGGGCGTCGAGGCCTTCGAGCAGTTCCGCAGCTCGGAGATCGCGCAGTCGTCGCTCAACCGACTGACGGGCATCTTCGAGCAGCTGCAGGGTTCGGCGCGCGACGTCGCCCCTGCAGTCGGCACGATCGCCTCGTCGCTCGCTCGCGCGAGCGCATCGCTCGGCGTCTCGACGTGGCAGATCTTCCTCACGACTCTCGAAGCGTCCGCCACGATCCTCGATGGCACGGTCGTCCCGGCGCTACAGCTCGTCGCAGGCCTGATGGAGAGTCAGCAGGGCCTCGTGACGGCCGGTGTCGCCGCATGGCTGGGATTCAAGACGATCCCCGGCGTGCTCGATCGCGTGAAGTCCACGCTGATTCCCGTCGTCGGCACAGCGAAGACGGCCGCTCTCGGGTTTCGTGACATCGTCACAGCGACAGGCGGCATCGCATCCGCAGGCGACCGCGGGACGATCTCGCTCGGACGATTCGGCTCCACGGTGTCCGCGATCGGCATGCACGTGCCGATCGTGCATCGGATGCAGGACTCGTTCGTCACGGCCGCGACCGGAGCTGATCGGTTCGGTCACGCACTCGGCGCCGTCGCCGCGGCAGGCACGGGCATCCGCGCAGGCCTCAGTGGCATCGTGTCGATGCTCGGCGGCCCGTGGATGATCGCTCTCGCTGGCGTGACCGCGGCGACCGTCGGTGTTGTCACCGAGTGGGGCAAGGCGGGCAAGCAGGCGGAGACGCTAACCGGCCTCAGCCGCGACCTCGCGCGCGGACAGGGCGAGCTCGCCGACGCCTTCGCACTCTCTGGCGGTGCGGTCGACGACGGCGTCCTCGACGCCGCTGCCGCGAAGCTCGAGACGCTGAGCAGTGCGCAGCAGGAGATCATCGACAACGGCGCGGGCTGGAAGCCGATCGCGATGTTCACCGCCGGCATCAAGGACATGGCGGGATGGTTCACCGGGCAGGCGCAGGCCGGAACGGATGCGTGGCGCGTCCAGGTCGCCAACACCGAAGCGGCCGAGCGGCTTCAAGACCAGTTCACCTCACTCGGCCTGACGACCGAGGACCTCAACCTCAAGGTCGTCGGCTCGACGTCGTCGTGGAATGCCTTCCAAGGCCAGCTGCGCGCAGCGGGCAGCGTCGAGCTCGCCGACGCCCTACAGGGGCAGCGAGACGAGTTCCTGCGCCTGCAGGAGTCGATGGAGCGCGTCGGACCCGCGAGCCTGGCCGTCACGAGCGGCATTCAGGAGATCGCCGAATCCGCCGGCGACGGCGACAAGCGGCTCAGCGGGCTGCGTCGCGCACTCGAGGGCCTTGGCATCCTCGAAACGGATGCTCAAGCGGCACTTTTCGAGACAGCAGAAACAGTTCGGAACATCACCGAAGCCGCGGCGCAGGGCGTCGACCCGGTCAATGGACTTGGTGAAGCGCTCATCGGGCTGGATGGGAACCTCGATCACGGAGTCGTTAACGCGGCATCGCTCCGTGAGAGCTTGATGCAGTTGGGTGAAGCCTTCTTCGTGTCGCGGAACGCCGGCAACGACAGTGCGACGGCGTATGGACAGATTAGGCCGGCTCTCGAGCAGCTAGCGGAGACGTACCAACTGCCCATCGAGAAGCTCGAGGAACTCACGCGACAGTGGGGTCTCGCTCCTCGCGAATTGGACCTGTCGATATCCGTCGCAGGCGGCGATGAAGCCTGGCGTGCGGTGACGGATCTTCAGCTGAGACTCGAGCAGTTGCCCGATGACGGCACACCGAAGACGGTCTCGATGTACGTCGAGGACGAGCAGGCGCGGCAGGCGATCGCGAACCTCGGATTCGACGTCCAGCAGATCGGCGACAACCCGGCGACCGTCGAGGTGACCGCGAACAACACGCTCGCACTGATCGCGATGGATCAGGTGCGCGGGGCTGTTGCGGGCCTCGACATCTCGATCGCGAATCCGAAGATCGGCGCCGACACGACGTTCTTCCGTCTCGAGGATCAGAACGTCCGCAACATGCTGGCGGGCATCGACATGACGTCCGTCGCCCCCGAGGTCGGCGCGGTCATCGACGGATTCCTCAGCGGCCGCGACATCACGCTCGCCGAGCTGTCGCAGATCGACCTGTCGACGGCAGAGCCGGACGTGCGGCTGCTCATCGAGCAGGCGCTGTCTCAGTCTCGCGTCGTCAACGAGGCGATCGACCATACTGCGCGAGAGCGCACAGCGACGATCACCGTCCGCGACCAGTGGGACCCGGCGGCCCGCGCGGCGCATTTCGGCAGCGCCGACATCCAGGGCCCGTTCGCGACGGGTGGCCGCCTCTCGAAGACGGGGCCCGGTAGTGACCGAACGGACGGCATCCTCGGCGTCGCGTCGTCGGGAATGCCGATCGCTCGCGTGGATGCGGGTGAGTGGATCATCAACGGCCGCAGCTCGGATCGATACGACCGCGAGCTCGCGGCGATCAATGCGGGCACGTTCCCGAAGCTGCCGGGCTACGAGAGCGGCGGTGTCGTCGGCGCGGGCGATCTACTCGACTTCGTGAGCGGCCGCACTGGTGGCTCGTACCCGCTGACCGGCGCCCGCTATGTGTGGGGCGGCGTGAACTGGGGCGACTGCTCTGGTGCCATGTCGGCGATCGCGCGGTTCGCGGTGGGGCTTGCGCCGTTCGCGGGCCGCTTCGCCACAGGCAACCAGGCCGGCGCGCTCGCGGCGATGGGCTTCTCGCGCGGCCGCGGCGGTCCGGGCGATCTACGGTTCGGCTGGTACAACGGCGGCCCGTACGGCGGCCACACCGCCGGGACGCTGCCGGATGGCACGAACGTCGAGATGGGCGGCCAGTACGGCGGCGGCATGGTCGGCGGTTCGACGGGCTCGGACAGCTCGGAGTTCACCGATCATGCGTTCCTGCGGATCGGGGACCTGTTCGACTGGTCCGATCCGGGCGGTCACCCGTCGGGCGGCCGCGGCAGGCTGACCAAGGACGGCCAGCCGATGACCGGCACCGCGTACGACACCGGGGCGACTCGTGTCGGCGGGAGCGGCGGGCTTTCGGGCTCGCCCTCCGGCGCGAGTGGGTCGTCGTCCTCGGGGCCGCGCTCGTGGTCGGAGATCGCGGGCGACGTCGCCGCGACGGCCGCGTCGGGGTACCTCTCGGATGCGCTGAAGGTGTTCGGGATTCCCGACGAGCTGCCGCCCGCGATGACTGCGTGGCAGATGCTCGAGGAGGCGAAGGCCGAGCAGAACGCGGCGCTGATCGAGCCGTCGGCGGACGAGCGGGCAGAGGGCGCGCAGGTGCGCCCAGCGGACCCGCCGGACCCGCCTGCACCGGTCATCCTCGCCGACACTCCGGTCGTCTACGACCCGAGCAAGGGCGCGGCGCAGTGGGAGCCCGTCATCACCGAGGGGCTCTCGCGCGTCGGGCTGTCGCTGGCGAACCTCGGTCGCACGATCGAGCAGACCGACATCGAGTCGTCGGGCAACCCTGGCGCTGTCGGGCCGGACTCGACGGACGGCAACCCGCGAGGACTGCTGCAGGTCAAGCCGCGCACGTTCAGCGCGTTTCGCGACCCCGAGCTCGTCGATGACGTGTTCAATCCGCTCGCGAACATCGTTGCCGCGCTGCGTTACACGGTCGATCGCTACAAGGGGCCGGAGAGCATTTGGCCGACGAAGGCCGGCTACTACACGGGCGGCCCGGTGGGCGGCCCGCGCGGTGTCGATCAAGTTCCGGCGTGGCTGACGGCGGGCGAGTTCGTCGTGAACGCCGCCTCAGCAGCGGCGGGCGGCAATCCCGCAGTGCTCGCGGCGATCAACTCGGGCGCCGAGTTCGCGGCTGCTGGCGTGGCCACGGCGACCGCAGCGCGCGGGGACGTCGGGAGCGCGTTCGACATGGGCGCGCACGAGCGGTGCGTGCACTACCACTTCCACGTCGCCGACGTCGACGAGGCGGTGGGACGTATGAGGACCGAGGAGATCGTGCGCGCGAAGACGCATGAGGGAGCGGGGTTCTGATGGGTGAAGTCGTGCAGCTCGCCGTCGAGGGTGCCGACGGGTCGCACTGGATCATCCACGGCCCCGGCTGCGAGGCCGGTGGTGTCGTCCTCGACGAGGACCCGGAGAACCTGTGGGAGACGCCGACGTCGACGATCTGGACGTCGGGCGCCTACCAGGAGGGCGGCACCTTCGGCGGCGAGCGGCACAACATGCAGGACCCGATCCTGCCCGTGCACATCTCGGCGACGCGGGACTCGGACTGGCTGTCGGTGTATTCGCGGTGGCGGCGCGCGTTCAGGTTCGACCGGAAGACGTACCTCGTCGGGACGTCGCGGTCGGGCGTGCGCCGTCTCGCGGTGCAGCTGCTCGAGACGCCGCCGTTCAAGCCGACGATCGACCCGGGCGTCAACGGCTACGCGCCGATGGTCATGCGGCTGCGCGCGGGCTGGCCGTTCTGGGTCGAGGAGCCCGTCGTCGATGTGTTCCAGTCGAAGCCGGGCGAACTCGCGGGCACGGTGATGGTGTCGAATCCGACGAACCATCCGTGCTACCTGCAGTGGGTCGTCGTCAACGCGGCCGCTGGCGGGCGGGTGACGCTGCCCGATTTCTCGTGGCAGGACGACCCGGAGCACGAGGACTACGAGTGGCGCGACCGCGTCATCACGACGCCGACGCTGTCGGCGGGCGAGCAGCTCACGATCGACTCGTACCCCGACGAGGAGACGTGGCGCTCGAACATCAACCCGATGTTCTACGGCCGCACCGCCGGCGTCGAGTTCGAGTTCGCGATCCCGGCGCACACCGAGCCGATCGACGTTCCGGTCTCGGCCACCGCGGCGGGCACCGTGATTCAGGTTCGCCAGCCGCGCAATTGGCGCACGCTTCTGGGAGGTGACTGATGCCGATCGCCGCAGACCCGACGAATCCGCTCCTGCACGACCGGGAGCTGATGGACCGCCTCGAGCGGATCTGGGACGACGACCAGAAGGCGAAGGAACACCGCCGCCGCCGTCGCCGCAAGCGCGGACTCGCGCGCCTGTGGGACGGCGACATGAACTACCGCGGCCGCGTCACCGCCGAGCTGTCCGGCTCGGTGCGCTGGGTCATGAACAACACCGGCACCGCGACACTGCAGCTGCCGGTCGACCACTACCTCACGAAGTGGGCGGTCAACCCGTGGGGCCGCACGAAGCAGAACGTGCACTTCACGTTCGACAAGGACGGCGCGCGGTGGGGCGGCCGCTGCGCGGGCGACTCGGCCGTGAAGATCGTCAAGACCGACGACGGGAAGCGGTACGTCGAGCTGACGTTCCTCGACGACTACGAGGACATCAAGAGCGTCCTCGTCTGGTCGAATCCGTTCCTGCCCGCGATCCTGCAGTTCCCGCGCTCGTTCGTGCTCGCGGGCCCGTCCCGCTACATGCTCAAGCTCGCACTGTTCCTCAATGTCATGCGCCTCGAGGGCAACTGGTGGGCACTGCCGGACGATCCGCTCGACCCGCAGCAGTGGCTCGCGGGTCTGGATATGTCGCAGTGGAACATCGTCGTGAAGCCGCACAAGTTCCTCGAGGACAGCTCGCCGTGGACGATCCTGTCGAGCAGGTTCAAGTACTGGCACGACATGGCCGCGCCGACGTTGGACGACGCGCAGCTGATGGTCACCACCCGGCGATACCTGCCGGGTGACCCTCCGCCGTGGCCGGGGGCGAACCTGCGGTACGGCACGATCGTCGTCGACATCGTCGACAAGTCGGGCTACTGGGACGAGACGTCCACGGGCGGCACGATCTGGGACGGACTGAAGCGCACCGTCGTCGAGTTCGCCGACAACTTCATCGACGAGATCGTCAACACGGTCGCCGAGCCCATCGACCCGTACCGAAACATCGTCGGGCGCTGGCTCGGCACCTACCCGCGCCAGCCGTACGCCGTCTATCGCGACGGGAAGATCACGGGCGTCGAAGCGTCCGAATGGTCGTTCACGCCCGCCGGTCCCGTCCAGATGGTCGGTGGCGGGCACAGTGCCTACGGCATTAACGAGGGCATCTCGGCGGGTATCCAGACCGCCGGAAACATCGCGGGCGGCTTCGTCTACTTCCCGACGGCCGGAACGATCGCGGACACCTTCCTCGCCCCGATCTACACCGATACCGTCGCGGCGTTCTGGTCGATCAAGTCGCCCGTGCGGACGCTGCGTTCGGGCTGGTCGCACTCGCACGAGCGCTGGGTCGAAGGGATGGACCGCGCGTACACGCTGTCCTCGCTGATCAAGATGCGCGAGGGCTTCTTCAACACGCGCCCACGCCACACGCACAAGCTCACCCTCGGCGACGGCCGCCCGTACTTCATCGGCGACAACGGCCAGGGGCACTGGTTCCTCGGCGACCGCATCGGCTCGACGATCCGCGACTTCCCGATCCGCGGGCAGGTCTTCGTCGAGCAGGTCTCCGAAGTCGAGTACTCGTGGGACCGAGAGCACGCCGAATGGAAGGGCACCGTGGGCGACCCACGCGCGAACGAACCGACGGGAGAGAAGAACATGCGCCTGATCCGCACCGCGGTAGCGGCCGTCCACAATCTGGGGCTGATCTGATGATCCCCATTCAGGCCACCTCCAACCCGGACGACCCGCAAGAGCACGCACTGTGGGCGCTCGTCGGCATCAAGTCGACGGGCGTGCCCATGCTCACCGCCGAGGCCGCACTGCGCGAACTCTCGGAGCAGCTCTGGCACGCCGGATTCCGGCATCACCCCGAGCTACAGACACGCAAGGTCGCGACACCGCCCGGCGCCGACGGCGTGCACTGGCTCGCGCTCGGCGCGGTGCACTGGGTCGACATCGACGAACCGGAGCCGGAAGCCTCGCCCGTCTCGACGAGTCCGGGCGTCGACCTCGCGAGCATGTCCGCCGAGCAGAAGATCGCGCTCGCCGACCAGCTGCGCGCCGAGGGCGTCATCCGCGCCCCCGAACCGCAGATCATCGACGACGTCGCAACCGTGGGGAGGCTCGATGACCGCACCGAACCATGACACCCCGGACCGCGCGTACGTCGGCACCGTAGGAAACCCGCAGCACGTCGCAGGTATCCAGTCGTGGGACGAGGCATCGATTCGAGCCGCCCAGCGCGGCCCGATCGTCAGCGCCTACACCGGCGCACGGAACAACCTGCTGTCGAACCTTTTCGGCGGATTCGCCGGCGGTGTCGCGCAGGTGATCACGAACATCGTCGGCGCGATCACACAGGGCGGCGCGACCACGATCATCGGCCTCGCCGAGTACATGCTCGGGCTCGAGAGGCAGGTCGAGGACACGACGACCGCGGTGGAGGGGGCACTCCAAGACATCTCGGACATCACCGAGAATATGGTTACGGAGGTCACGACGCCGATCTTCGATTCCCTGCACGGCAACGACATTCCGAGCTTTCCGAGAGTGCTGCTACAGCCGGTGCCGACGTCTTCAACCGCGAGCGGGAACCTTGGTGGGCACACGCACGGTATCGCGAATCCAGGAACCTCGTCCTCTACGCAGAGTGCGCAACTCGGCAGTCACTCGCACAGAATCAACACCGAGATGCCGACGTACCTACCGGGCAATCAGGTGCTCGACCTGACGTTCATTCGCGTCGACCGGAAGATGACGATCGACCGAGTCAAGATGATCACCGGCCGCGCGTCCGGATGGTTCTCGACCCTCGACTACTGGTACATCGGCCTCTACGTCGTGGACCCGACCAACAACAACCAGCTCGACCTCGTATGGGCGTCCGGCGATCTGAAGAACACCCTGTCGTCGCAGGCGATGGAGTACAGCTTCGCATCGACTGCGACCGAGGAACTCTTGCCCGGCCACCTCGTCGCGGTCGCCCAGCTACAGCGGCCGGGCGCACTGTCCGCGTGCCGCCGGATTGCCGCCGTCCCTCAGGTCGGCATCGGGCAATCGGGCGGCGAGTTCCCCCTCGCGCAGGCTGCGTACGTCACCGGACAGACTTCATTGCCGACCGCAATCCCATCTGGATCTATTCAGTACAACTACACGATGATCCCCTGGGTTGCAGTGTCTTCGTCCTGAACAGGAAGCCCAGGAACGACTTTGGATGCAAGGAGCATAGTGATGGCTGACCCGATATGGCTGACGCCCGTCCTGCGCGACGCGGGCCTGACCGTGAACGAACTGCACGGCGCATACAACCGGGGGCACGGCGACTTCGGCACGATCTGGGGCGTCCTCGCGCACCACACCGGATCGAATCCGCCGTCGAACAACCCGAACTACATCGCGAACCACCCCAGCTTGGGCCTGGCCTCCCAGCTTCACCTCTCTCGTTCCGGTGTGTTCACGCTGTGCGGTGTCGGCATCGCGTGGCACGCCGGCGCCGGATCCTGGCCCGGCATCCCGACGAACAACGGCAACCAGGTCCTCATCGGCATCGAGGCCGAGAACAACGGTCGCGAAGGCTGGTCGGACGCCCAGTACGGCGCGTACGTGAAGGGTGTCGCCGCGATCCTCAAGCGCCTCGGGCGTGGACAGGACCGGGTCATCGGGCACAAGGAGTACGGCGCGATCCAGGGCAAGTGGGACCCGGGCGGCATGGACATGAACCTGTTCCGCATCCGCGTCGGTGAAGCCATGCGTGGCCGTCCGGCCGTGATCATCAACATGATCGACGAGGCGGCGGGCCGCAACCCGTGGGTCGGGGACCGACGCTCGGAACGCGAGATCGTGGTCGGCGGCGACGGCAAGGGTCGGATGGTCCCGTTCGCCAACGCGCACATCTACTTCCACCCGAGCGTGGGCGCGTTCCCGGTACCGCACGCGGACCCAGCGCTCGGCCCCGAGAAGTCCGGGTTGTTCGAGGCGTGGGCGTCGTACAACTACGAGCGCGGCCCGCTCGGCTACCCGGTGCGCGAGTTCACGCGCCTCGAGAAGCGCGACGGACGCTCGACCGCGGGTGCCGTGCAGGCATTCCAGGGTGGTGTCCTCTACCGCCGCGATGGTGACGCGAGGGGTTGGTTCGTCACCGGCGTCATCGGCGAGCGCTGGGCGGCCGAAGGCTACGAGAAGGGGCCGCTCGGCTACCCAGTCTCGAACGAATACAAGCGTCCCGACGGCGGCGTTGTCCAGGACTTCGAGCACGGCTCCATGTACTGGGACCCGTCCGGGGCAGTCAAGATCCTCACGGAAGGTGAATGATCCATGAGCAACTACTTTTTCGACCTGTCCGAGCGTGCCGTCAAGACCGCTGCGCAGGCCGCGATCGGCGTCCTCGGCGCCGGTGCCGTCGGCGTCCTCGACGTCGACTGGGCGAACGTCGGCTCGGTCGCCGGCCTCGCCGCCGTCGTGTCGATCCTAACGTCCGTCGCGTCGTCCGGATTCGGACGCGGCACACCGTCACTCGTCGACAACGTCGGCGACCACACGATCGACTGACGTGCAGCTCCTCACGCCGTCTGTGTGGGAAGGAATCAGCACGGTCACAGTCGTGATCGTGCTGTTCCTTCTCCACGCGGTGGCGATGATCCGCGGGTGGATCATCTTCGGCCCCGCGCACCGGGAGATCGTGAAGGCGAAGAACGACGCGATCACCCACCTGCAGGGGCGGTCACTCGAGGACCAGTCGATCATCGCGCAGCAGGCGGCCACGATCGCCGAGCAGAAGGTCGCAGGCGAAGTGTCTGCGCACATTCTCGACGCGATCCGTGAGGCGACGCAGAGGCAGCAGTCATGAGGTGGCCGTGGTCGAAGGACGTGACCGCCGCACGTCGACAAGCAGAGATCGCGGCGGAAGTGCACGCGCACTCAGTGAAGCTGCGGATCGAGTCGGAGTGCGAACGGCGGGAAGCGAAGCAGGTCGCCACGAACTGGCGGCGGGAACTCGAACGGAACGGGTGGACTGAAATGTTGATCGAGGCTTGGGGCGGCGGGGGCGGACGATGAGGGACCTCGCGAACATCGCCCTCCTCGTGCTCGCGGTCATGGTCGCGGCGTTCACGATCCGCTACGCAATCTGGTCGCCGTGGTGGACGAACCGGATCGGAAGGATCTACCTCGCGAAGTCGGTGGTGCTGTCGTTCGTGCTCACGCAGGCAGCATTCGCGTCGATCGTTGCGGCCGACTACCTCGGCCGTCAGCAGATCAGGTTCTCGATCTATCTCCTCGGCGTCCTGATCTACGTGCCGATGCTGTGGTCGCTCATCCGTGAGCAGCGCGCCGACCGCGCGGCACTCAAATTGCGCGGCAGCGACCCAGGAGGGGATACGTGAGGTCGCCAAGTGATTCCACGCCGTCGCCCATCGGGCGTGCGGTCCGACAAATCGGAGGCGCATAGTGGTTGACATCCGCAGGCCGACACCGATGGGAAACCTCAACCTTCCCACGGTCGGCGACTTCACCATCTCTTACGAATTCGCCGACGGCAGCATGTTCCCCGACGGCGCAGAGCTCTACATCCTCATTGGTCGAGCCGGAGGGATCCAGACACGATGGGACTTCGTCATCGACTCGGCGACCGCTTCACTGAAGGTCGAATCCGAGGAAGTTCTCTCGATCAAGCCAGAGGAGCCCTTCTGGTTGATGTTGGGGGACAGCACGTCGACCCCGACAACCGAGCTGGAGATCCTCACTGGTCGCGTGAAG